CAATCTTAACTTATTTGTTTAAAATTATTTTATTATTGTAAAATAAATGAGAGATATACTATTGATGATTACGGATATCCGTAGTATACTAATTAGGAACAATCATTGTAGTCAAGAAAATTCCAAAGCGCGAGTGTTTTTTCAAGATATTAATCAATTATATGATTCATTATATTATAAATCACCTGAAGTAATAAACTCGAAGGAAAATTTCCTACTGTTGCAAGATATAATGAATTTTCATATAAATCAAGATGATTACATAAATTTTAATTGGTGTAAGGATGTTATCGACATATTTTTATGCCCAAACTATGGAAATGAATGAACCATCTTTGTAATTAAATATATAAATATGTAATTACAACTAGGAATAAAAGTTGATATATTGTATGAACAACGAAATAATATTTAATCATTACTTTTGCGAATCGCGAATAAATAATTATCAAACACCAGAAGTGTATAACGCAATGTCATCGCTTTTTGTTACACTAGTTCCATTATGTTGCGGAAAACCTAGAAACGAATATTTTAAAAATGTCAGATATATGCTATTAATGAATGGTTTTTTTAGTTGCTACTATCATTATTCACTGTCATGGTATGGAAAACATTTAGATGAAGTCACTATGATTTTCGCAAACTATCACGGTATCAAAGGTTTACTAAAATTTTACAGTATACAATATGAATCTAGTACAAATGTTATTCACACATGTTTGGTACCCATTTTTATCGCTTTCAATACTCTTCCACAATATGACTTCATGTTTCCGCATTTGTTCGGTTTATATGTGGCATATTCTACATATCTGATTCAAGATGTAGCCAAGGTAAATAATATATCCAAAACTGTTAACGGATACCTATTAGTTTCAGCCATTGGTGGTAGTTGTTGGATAATATCGGAATGGTTTTGCAACGAATATACCACATATGGCCACGTATTATGGCATTTATTGTTTCCGTTTGGAATATACAAAATATTATTGATGTATGATTCTTTGTTGAGTGCATAATCAAAAATATGTTTACGTAAACGGTTTAAATATATGTCAATAAAACTAATAATGGGTATAAACGAGTTAATTACAAATGAAGACTATTTTCATATTCACAAATCTCTGGGTCTATATGTTATATTTCATTACTTTTATCAATACATTCATTATTTTGTATACGGAGGTATGAATTTACATGTGTGGAATATGTTACCTCATATGGGATTACATTTGTCGTCTTTTATGTTTCATGTACTACATAAGAGGATCATGTCACAAAAAATGGCCATGTTCATTTGGGAAGAATTACGATTACATTCCATGATATTTGCTTTCAGAGCTTGTTTGTCTATTTTGATACCAGATATGCGTGGTTTCTTCGTATTTTTCACGATGATTTCAGCTGATATTGTGACAAAGATGCATGGAGTAGAGGGTACAAGTACAGTCAGAGGAACACATGATCGTGTATCGTCTAATTGGTTGAAGCAGTTGTCTGGAGCATTTTTTAGCACCAGCCAAATGGGCGCAACTTTGATATGTGCTGGATATTTTCAATACCATTACTCCCCTGTTCTAGCGTTTTCGACCTTGCCTCCTATCCAAACATCAGCATTTGGCATGACACTAATTCGTAAAAATATAATTAATAAAACTGTATGGCAGATAGTATATGGAATGGAATTAAGTATGGTCTACATTTTATGGTATCAAGAAACAGGAAATATGTTGATACTACCTTTGGGACTATTTTGTTATTTGATGAGGAAATGCGGCATGAATAAATATTTATTATTTTTGCTTATAGGATTAGGAGATCAAGTATGGAGACAATTTTTAATAATTAATGGTTATTTACATTAAAAACCTGTATGTAATAAAGGTAGTCACTGCAAATAATATTCCGCCCCATACCGTATCTACCATACCAATTTTCCAGTCATATTTACTAAAAAGTGCCAAGTTGGTAAAGTCAAATACGCCGTACGTCAACGCACCTAAAATAAATGCATCATGAACAGGTCTTTTATCCTTTATAATGAAATAATACAACATTATGCCTATAGTCAAATAAGACATCATCGCACCGGTGATATTTAATCGCATTGGTGAGTGTTGAATTTTTTCCACTAAACCAGTAAATATTTTTCCGAAAGTCGACAAATAGAGATAATCAAGAAGTAATAAAACGAAAACGAAGAGAAAGATCATATACATTATAAAATATATATTTTCTTATTGGATATTATATTTTATAAAAAAATATAGGTAGATAATAATGAAGTGTGAAGCTACTTTTCCCATAAATATAAAGGCATCGAACCAGGTAGGTGGTTGTAAAGTCAAATGTGATTTACAGTGTGATTATTACAATAGTAGTTGTGTCGCAACGAATAAACAGAGCTACTTATCATTATCTTATGATGAAAGAGCTATACCTCCTATCACATTTAATGGTACAAGTTTGTATGTGCAAGAAGTAAGAATATACTCTCCATCATTGCATAAATTTGAAAGTGTCACAGCGGATGGAGAAATTTGCATCATACACAAAGGTTTTGAAAAAAATTTAGTAGTATGTATACCTATTCGTAAAGATGACAATCACAACAGCGTATTGAATGAGATTGTAGAACAATCTAGTGCTGTTATTACAAATGACAACGAAGTCAGTAGATTGGATTTAAGCGATTATAATTTATCTAATTTTGTGTCTTTAAATACTCCCTTTGTACATTATCAAAGCAAAGTTCCATTTGATTGTGGATCGTTGTATGATACCATCGTTTTAGGTAACCGAAATGATTACACACCTATAGGCACTGTTCAGTTTGAAATATTACAGAAGCTAATAAAACCAGAGACATCATATGTAATTAACGAAGCTATGACATATTTTGTTAGTGAACGAGGCGCGATTGAAAAGACAGGTAATAAATACTCTATCTGTTATTTTAAAAAAGATTTGCCTTCTGATATAGTGTCAAAATATGAACAGCAAAAGAAAGAAGGATTCGTAAATATGAACCAACTATTAATTGACGATAATAGCATGCATTTGGGATACCTCATGTTGATCATTCTAGCATCATATGGTATATATCTGTATATAAACGAAGTAATGCGTATCAAGAAGAGGTAGAGAAAATACTTAAATACATTTTATGACTATTCGTATCATGGTTGCATTAGTAGGAGTAATACTTTGTGCAAGTTATACGGCTCTTGTGGGATCGTTGATATTACAGAACTCACATATTCAAATTACAGATACTATGCGAATGGAAATACATACATTCATTAGATAGAGGAATAAATGTATAGTATGAAAATTAAATAGTGAAATATACTATACATATGAACAAAATTTTAGTCAATAGTATTGTAGGTGGCACTTTATTCGGTATGTTCACATACTTCACCCAAACGTATGAAGAACATCCTCACTACTTAAAAATTGGTTCATTTTTATGGGCAGCACCTCTATTCTATTTTTTTATGGTGTACATAACTTATAGTAAGAGTAAAGAAGTCATGCTAGCGTTTACGAAACATGCTTTGATGGGAACTCTGTTAACGATATGTATATTTATGTTTTCAATCTATTTTTCTCATCTTCCAATGATGAGTGTAGTATTACTAAATGTCGTACTTTTGGGGTTCTTTGTGTTCATGTACTTTTACAACAAAGTTTACATCAACATCTAAGCATTTTGGGATTTATTACAGGTATGAATAAATAGCTATAATAAATACAATATTATCTAAAGCGAAGTATGTTCAATATTGGACTCGGAATATACGGGTTTGTATGGGTTCTCACCTATGATATCGCCTTCAGGGTTAATTGGAGGAATTTGGGACACGGCCTCTTCTTCGAGGTTCTTACCTTGTTGTAACGTATGTAACTGCAACATATCTTGATGTTTTTGGTCTTCATTAGGAAGATACTTTCGCACAATTTCGCTACCAGTAGCTACAGCAGCGCGATGGAGTAAAACATACCCAGTTATGAATGCAAGAACACCGAGTACAGGATTTACGGTCAAAAACAAAACAATAGCAAATGTGACAACACCTAAGCTACCCAGTTTGGTGTCAATAACTGATGCAATATCTAGTGGAAGAGGAACAGGAAATAAAATATACACAGTCATTAAAAGTGCAAGAACTAAGTGCATTCTATTGAGTTTTTTGAAATATTTGACGAGATCAGTCATATACATATAGTGAATAAAATATAATTTATATAAAATTGAATTTTTTGTTTAAAAACATTCAATCATATACATGAGTATGAAATACCTAAATAATAGAGGTTACGTCCTTTTTAAGAATGATATTAGCGATGAGATGAAAAATCAAATTATCTCGGATTTGACTGTGAAACCTAACATTCCTAAAGCTATGATGAAAGTAACCCCATATCCAATTTATAGAGAATCAGCAAGTAAATATTATTTGCCCAGGTTTTATGGATTGAAAACATTTGGTGATGACTATGACACAAAAATTTCAAATGGATTGGATTTTGAAAATATTCAATTTAATGGTGCACTACGTGATTATCAAAATATGATTGTTGACAAATACGTGAAACATGTAGGAAATATTGGCGGAGGGCTTCTTGAAATAGATACTGGATTGGGAAAGACTGTTATTGGGTTGAATATCATATCTAGGTTGAAAAAAAAAACTTTAATTATTGTCCATAAGGAGTTTTTGTTAAATCAGTGGGTAGAACGAATCCGTGAGTTTTTACCACAGGCTCGTATAGGGAAGATTCAGGGTAAAATAATCGACGTCGAAGATAAAGAAATCGTCATTGCTATGTTACAGTCAATATCTATGAAAACGTATGATAATGAAGTTTTTGAAAGTTTTGGCTTTACTATCATAGATGAAGTGCATCATTTAGGAGCTGAGGTATTTTGTCAAGCATTTCTGAAATTTAACACAACATATTGCTTAGGGTTATCCGCAACAATGAACAGAAAAGACGGTCTGAGTAAAGTTTTTAAAATGTTTCTAGGGGAAATAATACATACAGAAAAACGAGTTATGACTACAACCCTTAGTGTGAAAGCCATAGATTATGCATTAAATGATGAAGAATATAATGAAATGGTTTACAATTTCAAAGGAGATCCACTATACAGCACAATGATTTCAAAGGTATGTAATTGCACATATCGTAGTGAATTCATATTGTCCGTTCTTGAAAATGAGTTTCGCTTGAACCCTGATCAGCAAATGATCTTGTTGGCACACAACAAAAGTTTACTAAAATATTTATTTGACGCAATTAGTCATCGTAAAATAAATAGTGTTGGATACTATGTTGGAGGGATGAAAGAAGAACAATTAAAAGAAAGTGAAACAAAGAAAATTATACTTGCTACTTATTCTATGGCTTCTGAAGGGTTGGATATCAAAACTTTAACAACCCTTGTATTAGCTTCGCCAAAAACAGACATTGTTCAAGCAATTGGGAGAATATTAAGAACAAAACATACAAACCCTTTAGTAATTGATATTGTGGATTCGCATGACATATTTCAGCGCCAATTTTTAAAAAGAAAACAGTACTACAAAAAGCAAAATTACGAAGTACTTAGAAGTAATCAAGATGATTACAAAAATGATATTTGGAGTAAACTAGATCACAAAAAGCCAAAACAGACATGTTTAATCAAAGCATCTGTTGATTTGACATGATATTAGTTGCGAATTAAAACAAGTGTAAAATTATCTGTAAATTTAATCGTTGAATTTCTTAAATCAGTATTTTCTAATATGCTGTTGAGCTTGCTGACTTTAGAATCATTATTTTTAGTATCCTCATCATTGCATAAAAACCACATTTCGCCTTTCTTGTCCATGATGTTTTCACTAGCTTCAGTCAAAAAAGTTTCATCAACCCAGTCATATACATCTAAAAATACGAATAAATTAAACGAATAACTCGATTTAGTAATAAATGATGGATTAAATAATATATTATTCAATATTAAATCGGTATCTTCAAAAAGTTGGCTATACAATAAGAACTCTTGATTGTTTTCTACATTAGCAATATAAATATTTTTAAATTTTTCAATTAATTTATTAGGCATAACAGTTATCCATTTAGCAAACATGGACAAATTTTCTAGCGAAATCATTGTACTATGTGTATATTTTATTAAATGTGCAATTTAATGTTAAAATCAAATAAAAAATATTCACAATATTTATATGGAAGTAGTTATACCATTTGTTGCTTTAGGTGGAATGTATATTATATCTAATAGGTCTAACGAATCATTTGAAAATAATAGTAATGACAAAGAAGAAGAGGATGTACCCGTGGCTCTTCTAAAGAGTTCTATGGAAGACCAGAACGAGAAAAAATTTGTCAACAATGAATATCGTGATCCCAATCAGACTACTGACGTTTTTTTTGAAAAACAGAATACAGCCATCCCGTCCGGATTTGTATCTTTGAGTGGAAATAAATTAGATAACAACGATTTTCAACACAATAATATGGTGCCATTTTTTGGAGCAAAAATAAAAGGTAATTACAATGACGATGGTGCGAGAGAACAGGTTATGGACAATATGAATGGAAGTGGTTCTCAAATGAAATCAAAGACGGAAACTGCGCCGTTGTTCAACCCGTCTGAAAACATGAACTATTCTCACGGTGCACCCAATATGAGTGATTTTTATCAGTCGAGAGTTAATCCTAGTATGAAGATGTCAAATGTAAAACCATGGAAGGAGGAGCAAGTTGCGCCTGGTCTTAATTTAGGTTATACAAATGATGGATCTTGTGGTATGAATTCCGCTTTAGATCAAAGAGAGACCTATATGCCAAAAAACGTAGACGATTTACGTGTGTTAACCAACCCCAAGGAAACTTATTGTTTAGATGGTCACGAGGGACCTCTGAGTGCGCCTGTGAAAGAGAGAGGCCAATTTGGTGCCATGGAAAAGCATCTTCCAGATAGATACTATGAAAGTGGAAGAGATAGATGGTTCACAACTAAAGGTGTAGAAACAAAACAGGCTGCCCGTTCTGTCTACATTGAAAAACCAGAAGAAAACAGAGAAACTACTGCCATGGAATATGAAGGAGTTGCAAAAGGAGAAAAGCACATTAATTATTCCAAAAATACATATGCTGCTAGTGACAGGGTAGAATTGGGCGAAAAACAATTAAACCCTGCCTCAGCTACCGATAAAAATATGGCGACACCGCATGATTATGGAGCAAAAAGTTACACTCATTATAAAAATAACAGAAATACCACCAGAAGAGATCTAGGATTTGGAATCGTCGGAAGCACTCTAGGTGCTGTTATATCTCCACTCATAGATGTACTAAGACCATCACGTAAGGAAAATGCTATAGGGAATGTAAGAATTCACGGAGATGTCAATCCAAGTTATCCGAAGGCATATGTAAACAACCAACGTGACATAAGAACTACAAATCGTCAAATGCATCCAAATTCGTTGAACCATCATAATATAGAAAAACAAGGTAATGGTGGTTATGAGGTTAGCGAAGATCATGTGGTACCAACGAATAGAAATGAAACTACAACTTATTATAGTGGCGGTATGGGTGGATCAGGAACGAACGAAGGTGTCGCCACATATGACGCTGCATATAATCAGACAAACAATGATATGAAAGAGGCAACTACATACAATCGTGTCCCACAAGGAAATACACAAAGCTTTACCCAGTTGTCTAGTGAACAGTGTATAACAAAGCAAGAGAAAGACAGAGAAAACAATAGAATGTGGGTTCCAAACAAAAATCCAGTAATTTTATCACCTTCTACCCAAACAAGTGGGCTTACGAATGCTCCTGAACAACAACAGGAGAATACAAGACTAGAGCCAGATTTATTGGACGCGTTCAAGAATAATCCATATACACACTCCTTGAATAGTGTAGCATAAATTAATGCTCATCATAAATGAGATAGTTTAAATTTAATATAAAAAATAATTATTATGTATATTACTATGAATAATAATTATACTATCGTCGCTGATAAATTGAATTCTTTTATTGAGAGCAAACAAATACCTAATATTATTTTTCATGGTGATTGTTCATCTAAAAAAGAAAAATTAGTTTCAAATTTCATACATCAAATATACGAAAGTGATATTAATATTCGCAAATATGTCATGTTCGTAGAATGTGCACATGGAAAAGGAATAAAATTTGTACGGGAGGAATTGAAATATTTTGCCAAAACAAACGTAAATAATCAAATATTTAAGAGTATCGTGTTATACAACGCAGATAAGTTGACTATTGATGCGCAATCAGCTCTTCGTCGATGTATAGAAATATTCAGTCATTCTACTCGTTTTTTTATGGTGGTGGATAATATTTCCAAGCTGTTGAATCCTATTCATTCGCGATTTTGTAGTATATATGTTTATGAGCAAAATAATCGATTATATAATCAAATATCATCATCCAACAAAATCAAGTCATTGCAGAAAATTCTTGAAAAGTTGAATACTTTGAATGTTTTCCAGTTAGCGGAAAAGATATACAATAAGGGCTATTCTGGATTAAATCTTTTAGAATTAATTAGCAACACTTCAGACACTACTGATAATAAATATCGATTTGGTCTATTTTACTTAAACAAAATCAAAAAGGACATTCGTGACGAGCGTTTACTGATATTGATCATTTTGAATTTTATGATAAATAAGTGGGATATAGAATTGAGCGACGTTCATTATATATAAATTAAATTTTCAATTGGCCGAGAATACGTTGTGATTTCAATTAAGAAATATTTTTAGAATGTAAAAATGGATGATTTTAGTTTAAGCAATCTTTATGAGTCAAGAAACGAATGGTCTGCACGCCTTATTTCTGTATTGACACCTTTGGTAATGAGCGGGTTTAATTCCATTTTTGAAGAATCTTGGAGATTATGCAAGGATAATAACGAGAAGGAGAAGTATTTGATGACGTTACAGAACTTATTGGCAAGAGTTCCCAAATGGAACGAGGCAATTTTAGAAAAAGAATACAATAGAATTGTTGAACAGTCCAATTGTACTTATCTTTCAGATTTACTTTCATGTGCTCACGTTATTCAATTGAAAATTCTTACTTGTGTGCGAGCTGGAAAAGAGCAGAGAAAAATAGATATCGATATACCCAAGTTTACCACCTTCTTGCACCATGTCTACATTAATTCAGCCAGAAAAATTTATACCAATATCTATTTGTACGAGCAAAACGTGACACCACTTCAAAGACAAAAATATAATCGTGAAATCGAAATCATAATTCAAGAGTCTATCATCAATACTATACGACAAAATATGCCTATTGAAGAGCTCTTGAAAGCATATATAGATGAGCATATCGAAGAAGATATTGAAGAGGAGATATCGGAGAAAAAGTATGAAGTGGAAGAACCTAAGAAATTAGATAGCGAAGAAACGTGGAAGGCGGTAAGTACAGAGGAACTATTATCAACATCAGACGAAGGTAAATTGAATTTAGAAGAAGTAGCGCCTATGGATGAAACTCTCATCGTTTCAAACAATATCAAAAACGATTTTACGGATCAATCAAATGATCAGAAAGCCATTACATTCAATGAAATTGCTTCAGATGACGATTTAGGAATATCCGATTTGAACGATGCGCCTATTCATATAACCGACGAAGCCGTGTCCCTGGATATTGAATCTTTGGACAAGGATGATGGACACATAAGTTTAGATATCGAAGAATTGCCTTAAACTTCATTCGTTAAATTATATTGAATTTATTATAGTATAACAATAAATGGATATGTCTCATAATTCTTATGTATACTCCACAGTCATTGCGGTATGTTATGTGTTATTTAATATTTTAGAGATGCGTTTTATTACCGACGAAGCTACACCTTTAAAAACTGTATGTAAAAACACACTCATTGTGTTTTTTAGCTCCTTGTGTGGATTTTACATAATGTCCAATTCGAGAACAATCGATACGGCAGTAGTGAAACCCACTGAGATCTTTACAGGAAATCCTGAATTTTAATAATCATGAAGAATAATTTGAAAAATAATATTTGAATTTGTCCAAATATTATTTTAGTCATCCCATACCGCTTATAACTTGTCGATATCCATTAAATGATCTATATTCACTTTATTATCATCCACTCTTTGTTCATTGAATATAGGTGAGGCAAGTTGTTCATGAGGAATACAGTGATGCACCGTACGTGCAATCATTTTGTAAAGTTTGAACTCTGGGTATCTTTCTTCACCGCTAGATTTGTACAATATATTTTTTCCCTTGTCATCTTCACACCATCGTTTGATTAAATTAACCAGCGCTTCATCTTTCTCGTTATCTATCTGGTAATCTTCGAAATAGTCATACAACGAACACCCTAATCTGGATAAATCAAAACTGAAATTGGGAGTTATTTCTTGCTTTTTATCATCAAAAAAAGGACCGAAATTGTATTGTGTCGAGGCATCTTCCTTTTTATTAAATGCATCACTATAGAACAATATATTTTTAAAGGTATATATTGAACGTCCAAAGTCGATGATTTTATATATTTTTCCATACGTAGGAACCTTATAATTTACCTCGTTAAATTTGTAGTACAAGTATTTTTTCTTCGTCTCTACATACATAATATTACTCGTGTGTAAATCGTTGTGTGTAAAATTAAATTTTTTCTGATATAAAGCAAGAGTAAATATCACTTGTGATAGACAAGAAATCCATTCATCTGTACTAAATTCATCATCCATAAGGGAGTCTAGTGTATTAGTACATTTTTCCATGGATATGATACTCACGGGAATATTATTCACGATACCTTCGACATATGTCATCTCTGATGATTCCTCACTGTAACTACCGTCGCTATCATCACATTCCGGTTCGTCATTATCTATGCCATCATTGCCTAATGAGTTGGAAGGAGTAAACTCATCATCCGTTAAGCTACTTGCTGATGAACATGTACTAGACATATCATCCAGATGAACACTAGTATCATCTGTATATGTAATTTCATTCATTTCATGTAAAGTATTTAATTCACTCAAATTTACCGCACTCAGTATCGGATCTTCTGTACTCTCTTCATTAAAAATATAATCTGTACCATTTTTTAAAGTGTTACATATGTGAATTTTCTTTTTATTCTCTCCACTACACGATGTATCTACCGAAAGTAAGTCCTCGTTTTCTATCTGAAATAGTACATTCAAATTGCTATGAAAATAACTAGACTCAGTTAAAAATTCTAAATCGTCTATGATATTTACTTTCAAATTCTTGTGATAACCAATATACATTCCATGAAAATTAAGAGCATTTTCAAATCCAGAATTCAAAAGTTGGGAAGACACATAGGTAAAGAACGCATCAATATATGCGCAATTATAAGGGTTGCAAATTTTACTACTATATTCAGAAGTTGATTTATTTTCAAAGGTAGGTAGCGACAAATAAACATCCTTGTACTTGCCTGCCATGTAACGAATAGGATCAATAAGGGGAGCAAACTTGAAAAATATATTTCTCTTCTTTTTTTTATGGTCTTTAGTTGTCACAAATACATCAGCACTATTATAGGTGGTGCACTTTTCAAGAGATAGTATTTTTTCTGGTATGTCGAGATTTACAGAATCATAATTATCTGTATTCATTTTAAATAACAAATCATAAATAGGTACATAATTATGAATTTGAAACAAATTCATTTTCTCTAAATCCTTAAATAAAGTAGAATTATTGTTTTTACTGTAATGAAGATCCATAATACGTTTTATACATATTAATTTAGTAATATTTAAACTCATTCATTGCGTTAATATTTTTGTTTTTTCCTATTGCTTAACATCAATGACGCTACAGCTAAAAAAATTCGACATGAAAAATATAAGCTTTAAATCAAATGAAAATAAAGGACCAGTAATAGTTCTTATAGGACGTCGTGATACTGGAAAAAGTTTTTTGGTACGCGATTTGTTATATTATCATCAAGATATCCCTATAGGAACCGTAATTTCTGGAACAGAGGAAGGCAACGGATTTTATTCCAAACATGTACCCAAATTATTTATTCATGACGAATACAATACAGCAATCATAGAAAATATTATGAAACGGCAACGTACTGTTTTAAAACAAGTAAACAAAGAGATCGAAACGTATAAGCGAAGCACAATTGATCCAAGAACATTTGTCATATTGGATGATTGCTTGTATGACGCATCATGGACAAAAGATAAAATGATGAGACTCTTATTCATGAATGGACGTCATTGGAAAGTGATGCTCATAATCACTATGCAATATCCATTGGGTATTCCCCCTAATTTGAGAACTAATATAGATTATGTTTTCATACTGCGCGAACCCTACATCAATAATAGAAAACGTATATATGAAAATTATGCAGGTATGTTTCCAACATTTGAATCCTTTTGTCAAGTCATGGATCAATGTACAGAAAATTTTGAATGTCTCGTTATTAACAATAATTCCAAGTCAAATAAATTAACAGATCAAATTTTCTGGTACAAAGCAAGTGCTCATAATGACTTTAGATTAGGTTCACGTGAATTTTGGGAACTATCACAGAATATTGGTTCAGACGATGATGAAGATGATGCGTATGACCCAAACGCAGCTAGGAAAAAAGGGCCAAGAATCAACGTTAAAAAAACAAAGTGGTAAAAATAACTCATCATTTCAATGTAAATAAATATAAACGAGACACATCATACTAACATAATATACATTAATGCAATATCAGGACAAAACGTTGCTAAAATCATTAGACCACTTACAATTTAAATTATATCGCTCTAAACCTTTTGGTAATTGCTTCTTTAATTCGATTTCAAAATATTTGCGATTGTCAAAAAACATTCAAATTTCTGGTATGAAGATTAGGCATAAGTTGATCCAGTACATAGAAGAAACTCCACTTATATTAGATTACTTGCAACAAATCGGAGGAATGAGCACGGAACATATCGCCGAAGATCTACACGAACTGAAACAAAGTGGAGTATACGATTTAGACATTTTTGACTTTTTACCTACGATTGTAGCAACACTCTATCGAAAAAAGGTAGTTATTTATACTTGGATGACCTCTTCATCATCAATATTGAATGATAATGATAAAGAAATATATTATCCAATTGATCACCATAAACCTAGAGAAGAAATACAACTATTGTATTCAAATTTAGAACACTATGATCTATTGTTTCCGAATATATAATTATTAAGAAAATTGATTTTAATAATAAATCCTATAGTTAGTATATTAAGAGATGTCTACGATCGTATCAATCGAAGGAAATATTGGCTCAGGTAAGTCCACACTTATTCAAAAACTCCAACAGCATAATCACAACAGCCAAAAATTATTTTTGGATGAGCCTGTAAAAGAATGGATGGATATTCAGGACGAAGATGGGGAAGATATTCTTAGTAAATTCTATGCAGATCAGCAGACATTTTCATTTCCATTTCAGATGATGGCCTATATTTCTAGACTAAACAAATTAAAAAATGCCATGAAGCAGGATAAAGATGTAATATTTACCGAAAGAAGTTTGACAACCGATAAACATGTATTCGCTAAAATGCTGTACGATGATGGAAAAATGAACACATTTGAATATCAAATTTACAACAAGTGGTTTGATGCATTCAACAAGGAAACAGAAATTACGCATATTGTTTATGTTAATACAGATCCTCTTGTTTGTCATGAAAGAATAGAAAAACGTTCAAGAAAAGGAGAGAATAATATCAGTAAAGAGTATTTGACAAGTTGTCATAGTTACCATGACGAAATGATACATTTGATGAAGGGTAAAAACATTCCTGTGCTGGTATTGGATGGCAATCAAAACGTGTTTGATGAAAGCACTTTACAATCTTGGATGTACCAAATAAATAAGTTCACAAACAGAACTAGTGATATGAAGCATACTTCAGACACAGATGTTAAATTTTACAGTGACTACATGTAAATAAGGTATCTATCATTATCTATAAACATTATCATCAAAAAACAATGTCCAGGATATAGGATGGCCTCTATCATATTTATATGAAGACCATGACCATTTTTTATCTGAAGCCATCACTTTATAACATAATCGATGTGTGTCATAATTTGCGTTTTCATAATTCAAATAATGTTGATAAGGCCTATAATTGATATAATTTACATAATTTATATGGACCGATACGGTACTAGTTCTTGTCCCTATAAAAACATTTGCGTTTTCGCATATCTTTTTTTCCAATAAAAATTCAGCGATGGACGTATTTCTGTATAAACTGCCGAAGCGTTTTTTGTCATATAATTCAGATGTCAATATGACACTATGTTTTTCTTTTATTCTCTCTACTATCGGATGAGTTTCGTTGTCACACATAAGACATATTGGATAATTATTAATATTGTTAATTCTCATCCATCTGTCAAAGTTACTTTGGATTAATCTTGTTTCTTTGCTGTCCATAGGTTTCACGTGACCGGAATCTCCAAGTCT